TACAGCAAGGCAAGCTGCCAACCTACGACTGGACAACGGTGTGGATTGAGCCATCTAAGCCCCGCCAAGAGTCCAAAGGGGGCACACACGCATCACCCCGACTGCATGAGCGCAGAGGCCACCTGAGAAGGCTAAAAACAGGCAAGAACGTCTGGGTCAAGTCTTGCAAGGTTGGTGACGCAAGCAAGGGGGCGATATTCCACGACTATGCAATCAAGGAGAACACATGAAGACTGTAATTGAAATGGCGCGGGAGGCTGGGTTGGTAGGTGGGCCGGTATATGCGCGAGGACTTGACCGCTTTGCCGAGCTTGTCCGTGCTGACGAGCGTGAGGCGTGTGCAAAGGTGTGTGAAGAATATGAAACCAACAATGACATAACGGCAACGTGGTTGAACATTGTTGCTGAAGCCATCCGAGCAAGGAGCAACACATGAACTGCAAACACCGCTGGGAGCCGAGCAATTTCGGTATCAAGTACCGCATACCCACGCACTACCTGTACCAATGCACCCGGTGCAGCAAGATCATCGGCACATTACTCAAGGAGAAGACATGATTGAATGCCAACACCGATGGGAGCCTGTTCCTGATAAACCGATTTACAAATGCGTCCGATGCAATGCTTTTAGCGTGAGATTCAAATGAAATGCAAATGCCCCCCAACTTCCCCGTTTCTGTGGAAACAAAATCCGCAGCCCAGCATGTTCGTCAAAGACGTTTATTTCCGTCCTAAGAAGACTCAGGTCTACGAGAACTTGACCAAGGAAGAGAACATTGTTGCTTACAAACAATTCTCTATCCACAGCAGAGCGCATCCAAGTGTCAAACCACAACTGAACAAGCACGAGATATGAAAAAGAAAAGCAAATACAAACCCCGTGGCGTTCGTTACGACAACTTATCCTGGATTGTTGCCGGGATGAAGAAGGTTGGTACTTTGCCTACTGCTGGTGTTGCACTCAAGTTAAAAAATCACAATTCTCTTAACATGATCCTAATGGGCAATGGCACACGGGAACACGTTGATGTGCTGATCTCGGCGGTCAACATGAGCGAAGCGTTGATCCGAATACGTGACGATCTGGGCCGCGACTGGGCAGAGGAGATCAGGGCCGCGCAAGACGCCGTCTATGCGATGGGTGTGCGCGGCTATGAGAAGGGGTCGTTCTTGTTCACTGGACCAGAGATGACCGCTGTAAAGCTGATCATGGACCTGCACGACAGTCAACTTGACGACTGCACCGTCAGGGAGATGGAGCAAGCCCTGTTCATTGTTGAGGAAGAACTCAGGATGCGCAAGGCCCGGTCAATCGTCAAGACAAGAACAGCGCAATCTCAGCCTCTCGGCGCTTGACCAGCCCGGGCAGCACTTTACCGCCGCCCTTGGTCCAAACCCTGAACGCCTCGGCTGCACCCTCCCAGTCGCCACGGTTCGCTCTCATTCGGATGGTGGACCTCTGGAGGTTGCCCAAGCCGAAGTTAAAACTTATAGAGACCAGAGCGTCAAAGCTGCCTTGACGCCCAGATACGCCGGGAACAAGTCGAAGAACACCACGTTCAAAATACGCGACATCAACACGGAATAGTTCGTTGATTTCTTCCTTGGTCCAAACACGGTTGTCCTCCGGTTTTAATGGGTACTCTTTGCGGATCATGGGCGTCTCTTTGCCCTCTACGCGCACCACGGGTAGCCTGATTTGCTCTTGGTACAGAACATGGCCGTAGCCAATCGTCCAGATATGCGCTGGGCAAAGGTAGGGCCGAGAGCGAAAGCCCTCGTACCTGTGCATTAGGTCTTCACCTGCCTTGCCCAGTTTCACTTCTTGCTCCACTGGCGGCTACCAAACCAGAACCCGATGATGCCGCCCAGCATGGCCATCTCGTCGCTGGAGAAGATCAAGTCCGAGTAGCGGATCACGTCATCAATGCTGGTGACCAAGCCTGGGTGCTGGTACAAATACCAAGCCATGAAGGCGTTGATTGCCACCAACTCAAAAACAAAAATGTAGGTCACTGTGGGGCGCACAGTGCCCACATAGTTGGACACCCATTTGCTGGCCTTCTCAAGTACCTTGGCGTCATGCGCCAGCGCTGCCTCGGTCATTCGGGCGTCAGTTTCCATTGCCACCTGTTCGGTGCGGATTTCCTCGACCTTGGCCTGTGCAGCAAATCCAGCAGCAGCCAGCGCCAGTTCACGCTCTGTTTGGACAGCGGCCAACTTCAGTTCGTGTGCTTGGTCAGCCTTGTTCTGGAAATATTCCAGCAGCTTTGGAAGACCGGAGATCAGCAGACCCCCGAGAGTTGAAATGAGTGAAAGCATCAGTTACCCCTTTTGGTTAGCATTGCGCTGGCAATTTCCAGCATAAATTTTACTTGCTGCAGGTCTTGCGGCTGCTCTGCCCAGCCCACCGTGACTTGGCCCACAAACCTGTGACTGTCCGGTGGAACGCTGACCCGGCAGGTGAACCCCACACCCTTCTCCAGATACCACAGCCCCACTTCGGACTGCGCGTAGCGGTATTCCCCGCAGGGAATCTCGTTGGTCATCAGCCGCACCACGTCCGAGTTGTTGGCTGAGTTCTGACTGAACAGCCCCACGTCAATGTCCTCAATCGTCTTGTCCCTGCCGTCCTTGGTGTAGGCCCGGTACAGCACCCGGCTGTTGAACAGGGGGTTGACTTTGAACACAGCAACCACCGTAGCGCCGGTCTTCTTAAGCAGCATCGAACTGGCGTCATCGGCCCGGTTGGTGTTGATCTCCGGTAGCTTCTTGGACTCCTTGTATGCGTCCAGCATGAAGGTCTGGTTCTGCCACAGGAAGTAGCCAGCGAAGGCCACCACGCCCATGATCAAGATAGCAAACAGCTTGAACGGCGAGTCCACATACCCGAGCACTTTGTCGAGCGTTGTGTTGGCGTTCAGCTTCTCGTCACTCATCGGATGTATTTAAAGTAAATCACGATGCCGTAGATTAGCAGCCCTGCCAAGACCACGGACGCCATGCCGATGGCGATGTACTCGGTCAGTTCTGCAAGTCGCTTCGCCCTACGGGCCTTCTCGCGCTTGGCAGCTTCGGCATCTTCCCGGCGCTTACGGGCGGCTTGGGCTTGGAACTTTTGCCAGTCACCCCACATTCCCGGACGGCCAGCGTAGACCATGCGCTCCCGCAATTCTTCCTCTTGCTGTCTAAGCCGCTCCAAGGCCATGAATTCTTCAAGGTCAGACCCGCCGCCCTTCTTGGTGACAGACTCCTGAATTTTGGCCTTGTTGTCGAAGTAATCAAAGACCCGTGAGCCAAGCTGGTGCAACTCCTTGCCGTTTGCCAGAGCGCCTTTTATTACTGCAAAGGCCGCATTGGCGGCGGCAATTTCTGCCAACATATTTCACCTCAACAACGGTATAACAATGTAGGCGCACCAGATGACAAGCCCAACCAAAAGGGCCGCAGCAATAAAGCTAACGGCCCAGTCTTTCACTTGAAAATCCAGACAGCCGAGAAGATTGTCCCTGCCATTGACAAGATCATGACCCCGGCAGTCTTAATCAGGATGCCTTCAATGCGTTTGAGCCTGGCGTTAATCTGTTCGTACCGCAGGGCGCAGATTTCCTCGTGTGTTGACAGACGGGCGTCTGTGGCGTCGATAGTGTTCATCATTTCACCAATGCGTTTTGAATCTCATCACCCTCTGGGCGCAGCATGTTGCGCTGAAAAGCGCGGGTCTTCGGGCCTTGACCACCGGTCTTGACCGGGCGGGCCTTGCCGAACTGGCCCTCAAGCGTCTCCAGCAAGTCCATCATCTGCTCGCGCTTCATCATGGCGTCTTGGCGCAAGCGCTCGGTGGCTGCGCGAGATGCGACCTCGTCAAATGCCCGCGCCTTCTGCTGCGCTTTGGTAATGGCGTCTTGCACCCAAGCGCGGTCTTGCATCTTGGCCGCAAGGGCTTTGTCGTCCAGCGTTTTCATGCCGGACACGACTTCAGCCAGGTCAACGCGCGTCTTGTCAAACGCAACCTTCTCGGCTGCGGTCAGATCAAACATGCGGCCTGCTGTGGCCTTGTCGGTAGCCGACTTGAGCGAGGTGCCAAAGTCTTGGAACGTGGCTGGCGTAGCGCCTTTGATACCGGTAGCGATCTCGGGCAACCCGGTCAGCGGGTTGATCTGCATCTCCACAGCACCGCTGGTAGGGCGGCGCGTAGCGGCCTCGGCGGCGGCAACTTGCTGCTCGGCCTGACGGCCTTGCTTCATAGACAGGTCACGCTCGCGTTCGCGCATGATCTCAAATGCGCGAGGCTGACCTTGAACCGGCACGTTAGGGTCGTAGGCCAGCCGATTAAGTGGCGCTTCGGGCGTACCGGGAACAACGCGGCTATATTGGTTGGGCTGCATCGTGAAGTTGGGCCGGTACGGGCCTTCGCCGGGGCCAAGCACTTCCACGGGCGCTTGGTAGGGCACCAAGGCGTTGCTTTGCGGGATGGGCTGCATCGACGAGGCCAACTGGTTGACCGGGATACGCGCGTCGCGCAGGGTCAAGCCAGCTTGGTAGTCAGGCGAGGCCATCCGACGAGCGGCCAAGGCGCTTGTTGTTTCGCCAGCCGCGCCACCCAAGACGCCGCCCAAGATAGAACCTGTCAGGCCAAACTGCGAACCGGCCAAAGCGCCCGCAGCACCAAATGCACCAGACCGGCTCAAGCGGGGCGCACTCAAGAAGCCAGGCGTAGGCTGACCGCTGAACACGTCAGGAAAGTTACCCGCGATTCGGCCAAGCGATGCGATGTCGCCGGTCAGGGCGTTGTCTTTGGATGTGATCCGTGCCAGTTTGCCCACGTCCACCATGCCGGTGTTGAGGTCTGTTGCACCCTCATATGCGTATGTGCGCGCCATCTTCTGGCGTGCGTCGCGGAACTCACCCAACAACTTAGGGTTAAAGATGCTGTTGTCGATCATCGACTCCAACTCAGTTGCCACCTTGAGGTTGGTGTCGGCGATGTCTAGCGCTTCTGTCGTTGCGGCTTTGTTGTTGTACGTCTTGCGTGCTCGCTCGCGCAGAACACTGATGTTTTTGAGCAACTGCTCACCGGTCAGGCCGGTTTGCGTCTTTGCAATAGCGTCGTCAACGATCTTGCTGATGGCGGGTGCGTACTCTTTGGCACCAATAACGTCCAAGTCTGTGCGCAGCGCTTCCAGACGCTGGACCATCGCATCGTCAGCCTGCTGGATCGGCAGCTTTTTAACTTGCTCGTAAGGTGCAGCTACCTGTGCGCGGGCTTGCTGGAACGCCTTTGGGCTGTTGAGCTGCGTAGTCTCTGGCAAGTTCATGTCGCCAAGCGCCACTTTACGCACTTGATTCTTGTTGGCGTTGGCCAGCGCTTCAGGTGCGCGGGGGCCAGCGGCCATCGACATTAGCTTAGGGCCAACGGTAGGCTGGATGTCTGTTGGGTTGAGCACAATACCCAGACGCTGCGCGTCGGCAGCGGCGTCGATCTGCGGGCCACGGGCGTAGTCTTCTGCCGATTGACGCTCACGGCGGGCTTGAAGCATAGGTTCAAACGGCATCTTTGCGCCGATGACTGCTTTCTCAATTGCAGGCGCGGCAACTTGTCGCACCGCTTTTGCCACGGGCTTGACGGCAGCAGGCGCGGCGACAGTCGCGGTGCCCATGTAGTTTTCCACGTCGGACTGTGGAAGGCCGGTTTTCTCGGCGATCCACTTTGCGCCTTTTTGGAAGTTCTGGCCAATAAAATCCAGCACTTGACGGCCAGCCTCTTGCTGGTATTCAGGCGTGCCGGTGACGCCAAAGGCTTTGCCCACTGGCGACTCGACTGCGCTGACCAAACGTGCGGTAGCCGCCTGCGCCTGCTCGGGTGAACGGCCCAGACGCGCCAGCGGGTAGCCCACTTGCTGCACAACCGCAGGCAGCACGCCGCCCACGGTAACGTCAGCCAGCGAGGCAGCGCTGCGGCCAAGCTGCGTCAGAAAGCCTGGCTCTTTGCGGGGGCCAGGCATTCCCGATGATTGACTTGGTATGAGATCGTCATACCCAGATACAGCTTTAGCGGGAATCAGATCGTCGTATCCAGTAGCCATTTAAAACTCCTGGCCGGTGTTTTGCTTAAATCGCGCGCGTACCGCAGCGGCGGGCGCCCCCGCAGCAATCGCTGCTGCGGCGGCTGCGCGTTCTTGCGAGAGATTGGGGGCTGCTGCTGGCGCTGCACGAGCGGGCGTAGCGGCAGTTGGAATCTGCGCTGCGCTGTCTTGTGGCTTGCCTGCGTACTGCCTGAGTGCTGGGCGGTCAAACAGCGATTTGCCGCCTTCGCCAGCAAACCATGCGTCTTCCGCACCATCGTAAGTCTTGTTCTTTTTCCACCAAGAATCATAAAAGTTGCGCTGTTCCATGTCGCGCTTGAGCTGCTCTTTAGCGGTGGTCAACAAGAACTTATTGCCGTCTGTGGTCTTGCCAAGTTGCGCGCCCACGGCGTCGATACGCTTTGCGTCCGACTCGGTCTGCGGGCCTTTTTGTTCCAACTGCTTTTGCAGCACAGCTTCTGTGGCTTTTGCCTGAAAGATTTGCGCGTTGGTGGCAAATTTATCGGCGTTAGACACGCCCAGCGCGGCCAAAACACTTGCGCCAGCGGCTTTGGTTTCTGTGCCAAAGCCAGTCGTAAAGCCTTTGTTCAAGATGTTCAAGTTGGCGTCAAGCGACGGCAGCGTCTTAGCGGCCAATTTGGCAGCCTTAGAGATGTCGTTGTACTCTGCGACCAGCATCTTGCCGCGATCAGCCTGCTCGGCCTTTTCTTGGGGCGGCAACTGCACGTTTGTAGTGGAGCGGGTAGCTTGGCCAATCCGAATGTTTTGCGCTTCTACCGCTGGGGGCAACGCCACATCTGCAAACGTGCCAACGGTCTTAGGCGCGCCGCCCAAACCTGGGGTTTGGATAACGTCTGTCGCGCCGCTGCGGTTAACTTGCATGGTCGATGGCTTGTTCAACTCAATGAACTTGGTGATGCCCAGCGCAGCCTGTTGCTTCCATTGGTTAAACCCATCGGGGTCAGCGGGGATGCTACGGGCGGCGTCCATGATAGAAACCTTGGCGATAGGGGATTCAGCCAAGTCAGGATCGTTTTGCTGCAACTGAATCCACTTGATCGCAGAACGCTGGTCGTTTACGTTGGACAACAGGTCGCGGTACTGCGCTGTCTTAGAGACAGTTAGGGCGTTCTTGCGCACTCTCTCGTCAGTTTCCGCTTTTAGCATCGCGGCTTGGGCCGAGTCAATGCCGGTCAAACTGGTCGCAACCTTGCGGCCTGTTTCACCAAATCTTGTGGCAAGCATGGTGCGGGCCTCGGGTGAACTGAGATTCGGCGCTTCCGTTTCCCGGCCACCGCTCAAATACTCTTGCAGCCCTTGGCGTTCCCTAAGATTCAAAGCGTTAATGTCGCCTTCTTGCTGAAGTTGCTTTAACTTCATGGCGCTCGTCAGCGCATTGATTGGCGAAAACTGAGATAAGTCAAACTGTACTGGCTTTGCGCCAAGGATGATGCTGGGGTCGAGAGCCATGTTTATTCCTTGAATCAGTGGATTTTTGAGTAATCGACCATCTTGTAACCGTCAGGGTGAACACTGACGGCTTCGGGAATGATTTGCGCAACTTCTTGCGCCATGACACCAATCTGCTGACCGTGACCCCATGTGTCTTTGTATGGAGCCTTGTACTCGTATTCGTACACGCCAAGGCCGTTACCCAACACGCCGACCTGACGAATGTTTTCCTTGATTGCCATGTCAGAACCGGTAATCGGAGGCAGTCTATTTATGTATCTGTTCATCAACTGGTTTTGGTTGTACATGCCGTACAAGCCAACGCCTTGACTCAAAGCGTTGTTAAACGCATTTGCCGAGCCGATCTGACCTGCTGCCCGTGCGTTGGCTGCGCCAGTCAGCGCATTGATCTGACCAGCACCCTGCTGACCGTAAATGTTGGTCAAATTCACACCCTGTTGCCCATAAGCACTTTGACGCGCTTGGTTTGACCCGCTATATGCAGCAGACTGACCAGCGCCATAGTTGCCGTATGCGTTAGATGCGCCTGCGCCTTGTTGCGCGGCGATATTGCCCACAGTTGCGCCATAGTTGCCATACGCGGTAGAAGCCCCCGCACCTGCATTTTGAATAGCTTGCGATGCGCCGGATGCAAAGTTGCCAGCAGCCGCAGCTTGACCCGCCGCCGATGCTTGACCACTGGCAGTCAACGCCATCAAAGGTGCTAACAGATTTTGCCGTTCAGTGGTAAACCGATTAAAAGCGTTACCGTATTCCTGCGCTTGAAATGCCTTGTTGGCTTGAAAACGATTGAAGGCGTTCTGGTATTCCTGCGAACCCATTTCCTGACCAAATCGCGCAGCAGCCTTGAGAGCCGCACCCGATTGCAAACCACCTCGTGCAGCAGTCGAACGCTCAATGGCTTTCTGACCCTCGGCAAGTCGAAACGCATAGCCGGGGTCTTGCTCCATTTCTTGAGCGTTAAATTCCTCAAACAGCGTGTTTGGGTCAAACCCTTCCACTTTAAACGCAGTGGTTGCCGAGCCGTAGCCGGGAGCGTCTTTATTGGCGCTTAGACCCAAAAGGTCCAACAATCGTGCTTGACCAGCTTCACCCGCCTCTTTAAACGAGCGCAGGTTTTCAATTTGCTTGTTAAACATCTCACGCTGCAAATTAAGCGTTTGATCCAGCGCGGATTGTTGCGCGGCGAGTTGTTTGTCAAGGGCTTGCGCGGCAGCAGTATTGCCAGCATCCGCAGCAGCTTTTTGAGCCGCCAGCGTCTGATTTAACGTGGTTTGCTGTGCAGCAAGTTGCTTATCAAGGGCTTCTTTATCCGCAGCCAGTTGCGCGGCAAGGGTTTCTTTGCTGGCAATAATCTGCTTATCTGCAATTCGCTCAGACACATCCCCCGAGGCTGTTGCAGCGGTGGCTTGAGTTTCCGCTGCACCTTGCGCGGCGTCAGACCCCATTTTTGCGCCGACCAGTGTGGCGCCCGCAATGGCTACAAATCCCCATGTCATAATTTCTCTCCTTGTGCCGTAAGTTTCGGCAAAGCGTCAACGCAGGTAATCAGACCCATCTCATCATAAGACGGTGAAATGACCTCTTGCTCGATTTTATCCAGTTCTGCCTCAGATTGGAACTCGGTCAAATGCACAGTTGTCCACAGTGTATCCTCCTCGGCGTAAACAGCCCGTTTCAGCCCCACCTCAGACACAAATGTGCATGGCCCTTTAAGGTGCTTTTCGCCAAACTCGGTGAACACAGTCACTTTGCCTTTGGAAATAAAGTTCAGGTGCTGGTGGCGATGAATCTTGCCAATGATTAGTGTTCCCTTGGGAATCAACATTTCCCGCGCATACGCGCAGCACCCGTATGTATCGTCCTTGGGTGTGAAATAGTGCTTGAGGGTGCAATCTTCCAATGTGGATTCAACAGCCCCGCTGTCGATCAGCTTTTGCAACCCGTCTTGCACCACCATAATCTTTTGCCGAAACTCGACCTTGCGCCGTTCAGGACTGGCAACTTCAAAGCCCTTACCGTAGGTCACTGTCATCATGATTGCATCACCACCCAGTTAGTGCCGTCAGACACGAGCGTAGCCCATGCGCCCACGGTGGCGGGCAGGATCGCTGTGCCCGGTGCGGCGCTGCCAATTGGCACGACATTGCTTGATGCCGACACAAGGGTCTGAAGTTGCAGGTTCTTAAACGTCACTGCGCGGCCAGCCCACAATGATGCCGCAGGCAGCGTAACCGTGCAGGTAGAACCTGACTTGTTGTTGATGACCCACCCCTCGGTGTCGGCAAGGGTGAAGTCGGCGGTTTTAGTGACAACCGTAGGCCGTACAGCCAACCCTGTACCACCGTTGGCAACTGGTAGCACATTTGTTACCTCAGTTGTCAAATCAACAGTTACTGCGCCGCCAAGCGTGAGAGCGCCGGTGGTTGTGACATCACCGGTTAGTGTAAGGCCGCTAACGGTGCCCTCACCTAATACACGATTAACTGTACCCGCACCCAAGTTTGCCCGGGCTTCAGCAGCGGTAGACCCACCCGTTCCACCGTTTACGATTTGAGCAACACCTAAAGTAGAGCCGCCCGTAATCACGTAAATGTTGTTGAAAAAGCGGAACCATTCACGGGAAATTAAACCTGTGTCTGGGTCAATCAACGCAACCCGCGCCGAAGGGATTTTGGTAATATTTTGCGGATTAGACATTTGTTGCGCTTGCAATAAGTTCCGCGCCCATAATGGCAATCTTAATTGGGTCAGTGCCTGACACCTCATAGACGCGATCACGCAGCTTCAAAGTCATGCCCAATCGACGCCACAACACACGGGTGCCGTAGGTACCCGTCTTACCCATTGAGCGCCAATGATTGTTACTCCAAGTGTGACCGCCATCATCAGACCAACGCAACATAACTTGAGGGTCAATCGCTGTCGCCGTAAACTGACCTTTTTCAATCAGTATTTTGCCGCCTACAACTGATGGCGCGCCGTTGTAATACATCGCGCCACCATTTTCTTGAACAATGATGTCATTGTTTTCAGTAAGCAATGAGTCAGGGCCGCTTTCTTCCCAAACAAGAAAATCATCACTTTCGGTCAACAAATCATCATTTGGGTTTGAAAGATCAAGAATTGTAATTGGTGTGGTAACACTGTTGTCAATTGCGCCTGTTTCGGCGTCAAGCTGTAACGAGTGGTGCGCACTGCGATTCAAATCGTTGGTGCCCGTAGGCAGCGCCCGCCAAGAGCGCAGCCATTTCTGAGGCTGACCCGCATCGGAGAATACATTTAGGTCAAATGCATAAATGTTGCCGAGTTCGTGGTCGCCCACAACAATTTCGTTGTTGAACGACATTTGGCAGTTTGAGCGATGGCGGGTGAAACTACCGTTGATGAACGCAGCCCGTTCGTGCCACAAATTGGTTGCAACGTCAAAAACCCATGTGGTGTTTGCTGAGGGGAAAATCAGCACGTAGAAAGCGTGGCCGTCTTGTTGATACGTGTAGGCAATCGCATCGGCCAAATTGCCGTACTGCTGAATCTGCCATTCAACGGCGTGAGTAGATACCCGAGCTGCCGTGTACCCATTAGCGCGGTACACAATCCCCCGGCCACGGGCGTCAGCGCCCAGCCAAAAGATGCCGTTATCCAGCTTGGCAACCGAGAATGCTGCGATACAGCCAACTTCGTTGAACGCGCCCTGAACAGGACTCAGCGGAAAGTCAGCGCCACCCGAGTTGTACCAAACCTCGACCGAGTTGGTGCCAAACAGCCACGATTCGCGGTGGTCTACAAGCACCGACACCAGACCGTCAGGGGATCCTTCGGCGCTGGCAAAGTCAAGCGGGTCGATGGATGTGCCGTCCAGCAAGCTGGTGATCCACAAACGCTGGCTATTTGGTTCGTTAAACACGAAATAACCGTCCAGATAACCCACGGTGACAGCACCGGGAAAATCAGGGTCGTCGATCTGCTTGAACTCAAGCGTTAAGCTGTTGTAAATGAAACTAGGGCCATTGCAGGCGATGAACATCTGGGTGCCGTTGTCAGACATGCTGACAGGACCGGACGAACCGGCCACGGTGCCAATCGGTGATGTGTTCCAGAGTGTGTCGATTTTATATAGAACTTCGCCCGACACAGCATAGCCATAGCCACCAAATTGCCACATACCGCGAATGGGGCCATCGCCCATATTGGCGAGAAATTGCAACCCGGGAGCGCGGTTTAGAAACCCCGGCTCTTTGCCACCCTCGGGGATAGCCTCGGGAAACAAGTTGACCATGCGGCTGTCGGCTGCATTGACACTGCGGGCCACATACGATGACCCAAGGATTGGGGTTTTCATCAATAGTTACCGGCGTAGATGTTGAATCGTTGACGGGTTGCCACAATGGCGTAAGGCATTGACATCACGTCATCTGGGTTGTTGATGCGCTTCAAATTACGCTTGCTGGTCATGGCAATACGCTTGACCTGATCGCTTGGTTCAACGCCATACTCAGGTGCGATTTCCATCGCCAAGTTGTAGGTAAACGCCCGCAGATACCCCGGAGGAAACAGCAAAGTTGTTGCCAGCGTGGCAGGCTTGTCCAATCGCTGCACAGAAATAAAGTGCCATTCCAAGTCCCGTGTAGGACGAGGGTAGATCGTCATCGTCACATCTGGGTAGGTGTTGTTGACGAAGATAACCTGTGGATAAGTGGACGTGACGGTTTTGACCGCAATGCCGTTGTACTGCTGCTGGTTGATGAACTTGATGCCGAAGGACACGTTGGTGCCTGGATCACGGTAATACGTGGCGTCATCAAGCAGCACGGGGCGATTGCCCGCAAAGTTACCGCTTGGGCCGAGGGTGCGGGTAATCTGGCCTGCGGGCCAAGTAAAAATCTGGTCTTCGGTGCTGAACACTGACAACCGCTCGGTGTCCCACGAGTCGATCATCTGATCCATCGCAGTCAAAGCATCGTTTGACATGTCTGCCGTTGGCGTTTCCCCTTCGGCCAATACCCCCAGCAATCGCAGTGCTCGGTTAATTTGATCGCCAGCGGTGTACGTTGCCATGTTCAGACTCCTTCGGTTGCACCCTCGACAACTTCGGTTCGACGGGTGTATTTGCGCTTTGTCCCCAAGACGTTTATCGGGGCCGCATCTTCGTGCTCCGAAGGCGTGTCTGGATTGTACCGTGTCCAGCCATTTGCTTCATCAGCTTCGGCCTCAAGTTCCATCGTGGCAATCTTGCGACCGTGAATTGGGTGTTGCAGGTAAATGTTCATAAGTAAGAACGGGGTCCAAAGACCCCGTTTGCTTTACAGGACGTGAATCACAGCAAAGTTGATGACAACGGCCTCAGACAGCGAACCGCCCGAGATGTTGCGCACTGTGATTGTGCAAGTTCCAGTGCCTTTGCTGGAAACCCAGCAGTTGTAGCCACCAGCAGTAGCGCCACCAGCAACGCTCAGAATCACAACATCCTTGGGGGTAATTGTGCTGTTGGTTAAAGTGAACGTGACGTTTGTGACGTTTGCCAGAGCCGCATCGTTCATTGTGATCTGACCGGCAGACTTGTTCAAAGTCACGCCAGTCGATTTGCTTGTCAATTGGGTCACTGTGCCGCTTGCTTCTGCGGTGTAACCCAATTCGCCACCAGACATCACAGAGTCAGACCCGATGATGTTCTGGTCTTCAAAAGCAACGCCTATCGGTTTGGTATTGGAAGACATGATTGTTCCTTTAAAAATGGGGACCGAAGCCCCCATTCGGGTTTAGCCGATGCGGTAGCAAGTCCAAGTACCAGCGCCTGTCTTACGGGCACGGAATTGCGCGGAAGTGGCAGCAGACACAGCAGCAACACCAACAATAGTCCAACCAGTGCCGACAGCCAAAGTCACAGCGTCAGAGCCAGAAGCGTCTGCGTTGATGACAAAGAAGTCAAACGCTGCGTCTACTTTGCTGGCGCTGGAGATGTCAGCTTCCAACAAAGCCACGGTAGGCAAAGTCAGGTTACCGGCAGCGCCGTTGAACACAAACAAACCGTTTGCGAGTTGTGCGGGCGTGGCTGTTGCGGCAGCGGCCACAGCAGTTGGAGCACCTTGAACAAACAGTTGCGCTTCGCCGACGTTACCGTCACCGACTTGATAACCACCTGCGCCATTAGGGAGAGCCATGATAATTTCCTTTCAAAATTGATACGAGAAACGGGGCCGAAGCCCCATTTGATTAGCCCCAGATGCGGCAAGCCATTTGTGGACGGATCGTGCTGAAACCGTACAAAACGTCAATACGGCAAGGCAGACGGTCGTTGTTGATGTCGTACTGACGCACGACACGCAGGCTGATACCGTTGTGAACGGCACGAGCAGCCATGTCAACGCCTTGTGGCAGCAACAGGTCGGCAGTTGCGAATGTGATCGCATCTTTGTGGTAAACCAAGTTCTGTGCGTACTGGGTAGAAGCAGCGCCCACAAAGGTCACAGCTTTGCCGGTAGCAGGCAGAGAAGACATGGTTGCCAGAGCGTGAGTGGCCGAGTACATCGGGGCCACAGTCACAGTCCAGTCGCCAGCCACAGCAGTAGCAGCGGTCAAAGCAACGAACTGGAACAACGAACCAGTGGACTCACGAGTCTGTGGGTTGACGGCGAAGCAATCAGCAATAGTGAACACGTCACCAGCGTTGATTGTTGTGGTCACAGAACCTTGGGTCAACACGAGGGTCGAGGAGCCTTCGGATGTCACACCGGGAGTCTTCACGGTGGTCGAAGCGGAAGCGTCACGCGAGCCAGTGGTGTGCTGCTTGATCGACTGAGACATGTTGATTTCTTCAAAACCCAACACGCCAGTGCCCATCATGCCGTTCTTGAACTGCTTGCTGATGGTGTCGGTGGGGTTGAACAAACCCTTCATGCCTTCAACCAGACCAGCGTTGGCGGCTGGGTTGACGGTGGCGTAACGTGGGGACATCACGGCAGCGTTCTCGTTCAGCTTCTGCTGGGCTTGCAACAGCACCAAAGAAGTCGAAGGAGTGGTGCCAGGTGTACCAACGGTGTTGCCGATGGTTTTGTATGCGTTGGCAACGTCAGCGTCGATGCTGGAGGCCAACTGGCTGATACGTGGCTTGAGCACACGCTCTGCGAAGTCGTCCAACTGCATGGTCAATTCAGCGGATGTGAAGTTGACACCGATGTGCTTTTGGTTTGCGACGGTCAAAGTGGTGAACTGTTCGTTGTCGTCCTGAACTTGCAGGGCGGCACCGTCAGTGACCAGAGCGCGGTCGGGCAAACGGATACGCAGTGTAGAACCGATCTTCGCACCTTCAACAGCAAAGCTGTCGTCGTACTGGCGGTTCACGTTGCGGGTGATCACAAGGTTGTTCTCGAGGATTTCGAGAGCCTTACGTGTGATCATGTCAATGGTCAGAATGCTGTTAGACATTTAAAGTCCTTTCAAAAAAATTTAGCGGAGTCGCTGCGCTTCATGCTTGCGAATCTGGCGATTGCGTTCGGCTTCGATCCACTCCGAAGTGCTCATGGTTTTGATTGACCGTGGGTCAGTCGTGTCATGGCTCGGGCTTCCCGAAGACCGCGCAGTTACCGGACTGATCGGCGTTGGCGCAGAGGTTGTTTTCTTCACCGGTGGATTGTCGGCCAATTTGACCTCAATCTTTCCGATTTCTCGTGCCTGCATGATAGGCGACAAACGGGCGATGCGATCAGCCTCTTTGGGGTTTGACCCGAGCCAATAGGCAAGATCAGGCCCAATTTCAGAATGCTGGATTGTCTCGGCCATGACATCCGTGATTCGCAGCTTCGGGTTGTACACAACGTCTTCATAGTCGTCGTATTTGTCCCGTGCTTTCTCCTCACGCTCACCATAGGCTTCAACAATGACAGCTTGCTCTTTTTGGCGATCCCGCTGGGCCAACAACTCCTCGGCTTTTCTGAGTGCCAATGCTTCCGCATAGGCGTCAGGACTGTCGAAATTGTCGATTGATGGGATTTCCTTTGGAGCAACTGGCGCGGCTTGCTGTGCTTGCCGTGCGGCTTGTTCACGTTCCCACTTGCGCTGTTCTCTTGCGAGGCGCTTGCCGATGGCAGCATCGAGTTCTTCTTGCGTGAATGTCTTCAACGCAGATTGATCGGGCTGATTCTCAGCTACTTCCGGCGAAGTTGCAGCAGTTTCAGGTGTGGCCGTCACATCCTGCACTGGCGCGGAGTCTACTTCCGCTAGGTTTTGGACTTCTTCAGTCATCAATGAATCCTTGGATTCCCCGGTGAACCTCGCCGGTACGGTGGTTGATTACAGCATTCGGGTAATAACGCGCTGACCGGCTGTGAGGCCAGTAGCAAACGTGATACTTGTCGTGCTGGTTTCAGTATAGTCCACGTTGAACTCTTTTAGAACACCATCAACAAAAACCATTAAATAGCCGCCAAGGCCGTACTCGGCCACGGTGAACACAGTCTGATCGGCTGCGGCCACGACTACGGGGTTTTGAACGCCCTGGCTGGTGTTTACACCATCGGCGGTCCAGATCAGGTTGTCCAACGAATCTTTGAGCACCAGCGTGTAACGCGATGGGCCGAACCAGACGCTGGCCTCACCACGCGAATCCAGAATGACCGGATTAGAATTGGCAAAGTTTCCAATGCTGCTGGTGTAGGTGGTCAACGGCACGGTGGTGCCGCTGGCGTAGGTGAACAATTTCCCGCCGACAAGGGGCACCCCAGCAGCAGTAAAAAACTGCATTTTGGGGGATGGGCTAAGTGTGACGCTCATGACAAAACAGTCTCCAGTTGTTTAAGCAACAACATCGGGTGATGGGTTAGCATTTAACGACTCAAGAT